TCTTAGTTTAGGGACGTATTTGCGATCTCTAATCTTAAAGAGGATAGGCTTGTCTTCTTTTTCGCTTACCGCGATGACACAGCTCTGCTTATGTATCTTATGAGTCATCTCCACACCGCCTTACGTATAGAATTAGGACGCTATGGAGAAGACTTTATAGGCTTTTAAGGGGAACGGTATTTTTCTTAGTGGTCTAGGATACCGTCGTCGATGATTGCTCTCATGTCTTCAAGAGTGCCAAGGTGTGAGTATGAGCCATTGCCACACTGGAAACCGAGACGGCAATCGCCCATACGACCGCAAATTACATACATCCCAAACTGTTGTCCATTAGGGAGCAAGAATGAGCACATCGGGCCTCGGTATTCTTTTCCAAGTGAGGCGAGCGCTCCGTCTCTCTTCATATCTTTCAGACAGTCTCTGAGATTAGAAACAGTGTCTTGATGTGAGTAAGCGCCATTCCCATATTGGAAGCCGAGTCTCAATTGACCAGCGCCTTGGAGTGCCATAACGCCGAGTCTGCTTCCATTGGGCAACTGGCAGTAGTGCATCTTACCAACACCTGAGAGGTTAGACTTTAGGCTTGCGAGGCGGATTTGTAGACTTGCGATACGTCGTTCAAAACTCATAACTGAGCTCCTTTTAAGTTGGAGGTTTTTATATTAAGAAAGGTAAATAGATATCTTATTGATTTCGCTTATAAACATTCGCATATCCTTGACGTGAGGGTCTTGGTGAGGTCATCTTTGCCTTGTAATGATCTTTTGGGGGGAGAAGAAGATGCTGGATCTCAAGGTGGATCTCTCGTCTCTCAAATGATCCTGAGTAATCCCCATTATCGAGGCGAGCTTTCAACGCCATAATCCTTTGTCGCTTCCGAGGGTTCTCGACTCTACCTCTTACCAACTTTTCAAAACTAGAGGGAAAGCCTGCGGTTCTACCGTTTAAGCCTTCTTGAAGGGTTTCTAGCCTCTCATTAAGTCTTGCTAATCTTACGTGAAAATCCATAATAATATTTTCCCTCCCGTAGAGTAGGGGCATAGGTTACTACAAGGTTCAAAGGATAAGAAAAAAACGAGGCATTAATGAAAAGAGCAGTTGAATACATATGGGTTGACGGATCTAAGCCTACCGCTAGATTACGTTCTAAGACAAAGATCATCGGGGGTGAGGTCGTCCCTCTAGCGGTAAACCTCCCTGAGTGGCAGTTTGATGGGTCTTCTACCTCACAGGCGGAGGGAGGGAGCTCAGATTGCATCTTGAAGCCCGTGAGAGCATATAAAGACCCTATTAGGGGAGAAGGAGCTATCCTCTTAATGTGCGAAGTCTATGGGGCAGATAAGAAACCTCACTCTACCAACACAAGGGCGCTCTTAAGAGAGGTCTTGTCTAACGGAGCAGATAAAGAAAAGGCTTGGTTCGGCTTCGAGCAAGAGTACACTCTCTATAAAGGCTCTCGTCCGTTGGGCTTCCCTTCAGAGAGACGTTTTCCCGCTGAGCAAGGCCCTTATTATTGTGGAGTAGGCGCTGATGAGGTGTACGGTCGAGCTCTCGTAGAGCATCACATGAAAGTTTGCTTAGAGGCAGACCTAATGTTAACAGGCATTAATGCTGAGGTCATGCCTGGACAGTGGGAGTTTCAAATCGGAGGCCCTGAAGGAGATGCGCTCAGGGCAAGTGATGATCTGTGGATAGCACGTTGGTTATTATACCGCTTGGGTGAAGATTACGGGCTCTCTGCAACCTTAGACCCTAAGCCTGTACCTGGTGATTGGAACGGCGCGGGTATGCACACTAACTTCTCTACTGAAGCTATGAGGCAAGAAAACGGGATGACACATATCGAGGACGCACTGTTTAAGATTAGCGGTCGCGTACAAGAGCACTTAGATGTGTACGGCGCAGGGTACGAAATCCGACTTACAGGCCACCATGAGACGTGTCGCTACGACGAGTTTAAGTGGGGAGTGTCAGACCGCACCGCTTCTGTTCGTATCCCTGCTAATGTTTATGACGCAGGTTGTGGGTATTTAGAAGACAGGCGACCTAACGCTAACGCTGACCCTTATGAGGTAGCTAGAGTGCTTTTAGAGAGCACCTGTGGACTTTAAAATTTAGTACCCATTCCGTAGATTAGTCCCCAAACCAAATCACCTTCAGGGTTGTAAGGTGAGGTGGTCAACCCTACGTAGACAGTGTTCTCGTTATCTTTAACGAGCTTGAGGCGAAAAGCCCCTACAGGGAACACTTGACCCTTTAGAGTTAGCGGTCTTCCTACAGAAAGCCCTGCGTCTAAGCCTATTCTTTTGCGCTCGTCGTATTGATAACTCAGAGCCTCATAGCTTAGACCTAACATTAGGGTAGGCAGTGTAATGGTGTCCTCAATCACACCCTCTGCGGTAACTCTTTTGTTAGGAGTTAGAGGCAAGTTGAATACTCCCCATGCGGAAAGACCTCCGATAAGCTCTCTCGATAAGATTAGAGTAGCAGAGGAGGTAGGCACTTGAGAGGAGTCCTCACCATACCACCCAAAGAACATTTGAGTAGTGCCTAAGCTCACTTCCCAAGGGTTGTGGTCATTAGCATAAGAGCTAATAGGGAGAGAGAGTATTAATAGGGCTAAGATCCTCATCATAGTGGTGTCCTTTCGTTTAACCTACAGGACTTTTAATATGGTTGGAAAAACGAAAAAACCCTGCCCCTCAGAGAGAGACAGGGTTTCTTCTTAACCCTTATGCGCTTCCCTAAGGAGAGCGCCTAATCACAAGCTGTTAATATTAGCGAGTGATAGTGAGGCGAACGAGCCCGCGAGGGTTGAATGCACCGATACCGAGGTTCTCGAAGCAAGAGAAACCGACAGTACGAGCCTTAGGGTCATCTGCGCTGAGGACAGTAAGCTCAGTACGGACAGGGATGCGACCGAACATCTCAGGCTCACAGCAGACGTAAACAGTACCAACAGGTACGATACGGCTAGTGATGATCTGAGCACCCCAAAGGCTAGCCTGAAGACCAGTCTTGAGGAGAGTTGCCTGAGACTCGATGTCGAGAATGTCGCGACCAAACTTACGAACGTCTGCGTAATCGCGTGCGTTCATGAAGACGCGTGCAACACGGAGATCGTGGCGCTCGATGAGGCTGTATGCGTCAGCAAGAACAGACCCACTGATAGGTGCAACGACAGGGATGTCTGCGTTAGTACCACCTGGGAGGCTGTCAAAGCCCTCAGTCGCGATAGCATCGAGGATGCTGAAGACGCGCTCGTCCTCTGCCGCCTGGATCTGTGCGCGAGCGAGATCCTGAGCACGCTCGATGAGGTCGAAACGGCGCTCTTTAATCTGCGTGAGAGGGATCTCAGGGTTTGATGCGATCTCGAAAAGAGGGAAGATCACACGACGTGGCTTGGTGATAGCAAGAATGTTCTCGCCCTCTTCACCAACCACGAACGCGGTCACGTCAGGGTCTTTGTCGTAGATCGGAAGTGCGCCGTCAGGGAGTTGCTCGACCAAGAAAGTCTTACGTCCGACAGAGCTATAGTCACGGCGAGTACGAAGTGGCTGAGTCATTGAAGCGGCGAGCTTCGCACGACCCTGCGGAGTCTTAATGTAATCGCTGATAATCTTAGATTTAACTGCGTTAGTTACTGGTGCGCTCATGTTACTGTCCTCCTATTAAATGCGCTGGTCGTAGACCAACTCGTTTTGAGTCGAGTCAGCAGGCATCTTAAGGATACCGATGGTGGTAGAAGCAGTACGACCATGCTCAACCTCAGCCGAAATAGCCGCGATGTCGATAGATGCGACAGCGCCTGCTGAGTCGATGGTGTTACGAGGCATGAGGTAGCCGTTACGAGAAGCGATGAGCTCTGCACCTACGGTGTAGGTGAGGTCAGCGCCTTGAGCGACGTTCGCACCGTCAGTGTCGAGAGCCTGAGTCTCAAAGAGAGAGTTTGCGTAAGTACCCTGCGCAGAAACGTAAGGGCCTTTACCGCTCGCCTGAGCAGGAAGGTTCTCGAATGGGCGACCATTCGCGTTGTTAAGAAAGACACCAAGAGGACGTACAAAAGTCTCTTGAGTAGCGACAGCAAGACCTTCTACGTTGCCACCGACGAAGTTTGAACCTGCGTCAGGACGTGAGAAAGCAACTGAGCCACCAAGAACACCAAGTACGGTGGTGGGGACGTTATCTGAGACAGTACCTGCGGTACTAACGACGGGTGGGTTCGTCTGAGTAAACGCATCATCAGTCAAAACACCGACGGTGTTACGGACACCGACGTGAAGAAGACGCAATGAAGATGAAGACTCTGTGAAACCACCACTTGCCTGTCCAAGCATAGCCATAGGATTAAACCTTTCGCTGATACTCCCTGTTCAGAGAGCAAGTGTAATGTGAAATAAGCTCTGTGAGTAATACTCGTTAATATTAGGTCAGAGTATTTATCAGTTATTGAAAAAAGGTGAGGGCTCAGGGAAACTAAGTCCCTGAGCCCTCACCTTTTTTCGAGCCTAACCGTTATAAGGTTAGGTGCGCACTGTCAGGCTAATCTCAGAAGAAAGCCTTTACGTCAGGTGCAGACTCCCAAAGTTTAGCGAGATCATTAACCTCGCTTGAAGCCTCTTTGTTGATCGCGCCGAGTGACTTAACGCCCTCGCTAGACTTGCGACCTTGTGGCTTGAGAGATGCTTTCTTAGAAGTACCCTCAGACTCGTCCTCGTCTTGAGTCTCGTCTTCGTCTTCGTCATCATCGTCAGATGCCGCTTTGAAGAGAGCCGCGAGAGTTTCGTCAGCTTCCATATCGCCAGCGTTGAGTCCCATGTTGTCATCTGCGTGGGGCTCAAGAGATGCGTTAAGGTCGGTGTCCTCAGCCATCTGCATAGCCTCAGTATCCTCAGCAGTACAAGCCTCAGTGTCTCCGTCTAGCTCAGCAAGCATCTCTGCGAGCATAGCCTCAACGTCGCTGTCGTCGTCGTCGTCGTCGTCAGCGCAGTGCATAGCATCAACATCCTCAGCGAAAAGGTCAGCCTCGATGTCCTCAGCCGTGTGCATAGCCTCAGTGTCCTCAGCATACATACCGCAAGCCTCAATCTCGTTTGCCATTTGCATCTCTGCTTCACAAGCCTCGATCTCGTCTGCGATAGAAGCGAGCTCAGCCTCGATATCACTTGCGGTTATCTCGAAGTTGTTAGACTCATCGTCTGAGTAGAAAGCGTGCGCGTGGTTCTGAGGAAGATCCATGTAAGTAGCCAGCTCTTCAGAAGCCTTCTTGTTTCTTCTGAGCTTCTTACGACCCTTAGTCTTACGCTGACCGCTATCATCAAGGTAGGTAGCACCGTATTGGCGGTTGTACTGCTTCATAGCTTTGTTTGCGCCACCGCGAACCCAAGGCTTAAGAGGTTGCTTAATGCCTTTGCGAGCTTTAGGAGCGGAGAAGTAGCCTTTGCCACCTTTGTACTTACCGCGAGGGCCTTTCATACCCCATTTGCGGTCAGCTTCGATATCTTCCGCAGTAATACCGAGCTCATCCTCAAGAGCCTCGACCTCATCCTCAAGGTAGTCGAGCTCATTCTCTACGTTAGAGAGGTCGTCTTCTCTTGAGAAACCTTGACCAAGACCTTGGCTTACCTCGTAAGGTGAGAGCATCTCGTCATTATCGAGGTCGATTGCGTCGAAGACATCATCAGAGCCACCAAACTCGTTACGGCTAATCATGCCGTTTCCCTCAACGTCATACGCGTCGAAGAGATCGTGAGCCTCCATGTCCTCAGCGAACATTCCAGCCTCAACGTCATCCTCCATGTCCTCAGCGACCATGAAAGAAGAAGCTACGCGAGACAGAGTACGGTTAACCTCACCGTCGCTCAAGTCCATAAGTGCGAGAGCTTGGTCTTCAATCTCAAGGGCGCTTGCAGTCTTACCGAGCATTGATTGTGCGATTTGAATACAGCGCGAAGCCTTACGCTCAAGGTGGCGACGTGACGCAGGGTGGTCAGAAACCCAACCCTGTGAAGCAGGAGGCATACCGTTGCTGTAAGGGCCTTCGGTTACCTCTGCGCCAAAGTCAGAGTCGATCCCGTAAGCATCCTCTACAGGGTCTTCGTAAGATGCAGGGTGGGTGTGACCCTCCCAAGGAGTGGCAGGGTGTGCTGAAGCACTTCGCCAAGTCAATCGGTTCCTAGACATATTAGTGTCTCCTTAATGTCTGAGTAGTTTGCTGAGCCGTATAAGGACTCTTAACTGTGTTGGGCTAGGGTCAGTCCCAAGAAAAAAGGAAGCTGACTTGTGAAAAGCGCCTAACGACTCATAGTTAGTATCTGAGCCTAATTTTAAGGCGGTCATATAGAGAGATTGTTCAATATTAACCCCAACTTTTTTATTGTAATCTTCTAAGAGACTCACCATCTCTCGATTGTCGGAAGCTGTTTTACTGATCATCTCAACTGCTGATACGTAGGCGAGCTTGCTTACACTACCTTCTTTAATGATCGTATCATTCATATGGGTAGTGCTGTCTTCAGGGCCTAATCCTTTAGGTGTCTCCATTTTATTAAGGTCGATCTTAATGCGGTTTTTAACTCGACCGACAACCTCATCGTAGACATCATTCTCTAGGTCTTTGAGTTTCTTAGTAGGGTCTTCCTTCTTGTTTTTCTTACCCTTCTTTTTATCAGAGGACTCTCCGTCGCTATCGTCAGAGTCTTCGCCGTCTTCTGACTCTCCGTCGCTATCGTCAGAGTCTTCGCCGTCTTCTGACTCTTCTTCTTCTTCGAGCGCGTCTTCAACATCATCCCAAAGACCAGCCTCTTTTAAGAAGGCTACCTTTGCTAAGAGTGGAGTATCTTCTCCTGTAGGGAGGCTAGAGAGCACTGGCTTACTATCAGTAGCCTCGCCCCCCCATTCCTCAGGTACAGCGTTTAGAGGCGCTGTCTCTTCTTCTTTACTCCATGACAATATATTACGAGCAACCGCTCCTCTAAAAGCAGGGACAGCAACCCATGAAGCCTCTACAAAGTTAACCGCTCCTGTAGGGTCAATCGTCTTGTGTCCACATAGTTCAGCTATACGGTGCTGACCGCCCTTCTCATCGTAAAAGACGTTCCCCTTTTGATACTTGATGTGCTCACACATCTGAGTCTCATCAGAGGCAACATTACCGCAGTAAGAACATATCGTAAAATCAACTGAGCAACCCATGCTCATACCTGACATCTTACCTGACTCTATTGACTCGATGAGGTCTTTATGTTTGCGGTTGGTAGCGACAAGAATATCAATATAAATGCTGTCTCCGATATCTCTCGGCACAGCATCTATAATGCGCCCCTTACTCAAGTCCTCTATTTGAACGTGCTCCACAAAGTTGTGTGCGCCGATAAAGGTCTTGTAAGACTTAAGCAGGGCTTCCTTAGACCACGCGTCTAAGTTGTTATTGATATATTTGTCCGTGTCAGCAGAGATGCGGTAATCACTATACTTGCGGTGTATTGTTTTACCTTCGTGGGTAATCTTACCCAGGTCTGCGTTAGGGACTTCTTCTACTTGAACACTCGCCATAATAGTGGCGTGCGTAAGTAGATATTTTGAGGGGTCGAAGGACTCTCCCAAAACTTTGGAAGCCTGCTCCGTGACATTCCTCATACCTCTATCAGAGGCAGTAATAACCTTACGCCAATGTAAGCCCTCAACGTGGGGCTTCACAATCTGAGCGCGTGCGTATTTAAGAAATGCCATATCTATTACCGCCTCTTACTTCTCAGCGAGTATACGCAAATATCGAGAAGCCACTTTTCTTACTAATGAGCTGTTCGGTAAAGAGACACCTTGACCGCCAGCGGGGGTGTCATCTAATCCGAGTGGCCTCTTATCAGTATGTGCTACGTCTTCTACAGGGTGTCTTTTCACACCTTCTGTATACTGTACGTCAACCATACCGATAGCGGGAAAGACAGCAACTACCTCACCGTATATAGCGTTGTCTGATATACCGTTAACGCTGGGTCTGACGGTATCTCCTACTGAGAAGCGGAGAGCAGACTGCTGATAGTTTGTATAGTGGCTGTGCTTTCTCATAATCTTACCTTAGCGCCTTAATATTAGACGTTTGCTCCGCGAGAGCGTGAACGCTTACGGGCTTTGTTCTGCTGAGTGCGCGTAGACTGTGTTTGCTTCTTACGAGTGCTTCTGTGAGCTTTCTTCGCAGACTGGCTGAGCTTTCGGCGGTGAGCAGGCTTGAGGTGCTGGACGGCAGATTTACCATCGTCGTCTTCATCCTCGTCGTCTTCATCTTCGTCGTCCTCATCCTCGTCCTCATCCTCGTCCTCATCTTCGTCGTCCTCTTCAGAGGCGATAAGATTAAGTGCCGCGAGGATCAGGCGAGCTTTCTTTTGAGTCTTCTCGTCCTCATCCTCATCCTCGTCCTCATCCTCGTCCTCATCCTCGCCCTCATCCTCTTCGTCCTCGTCCTCATCCTCGCCCTCATCCTCTTCGTCCTCATCCTCATCCTCTTCGTCTTCGTCAGAGGCAAAGAGATCAAAAGCCATCTTAGAGAGTGCTTTCTCGTCTACGAGGAAGTTATCCTCTTCCTCAGTCTCACCCTCAAGGAGAGAAACCTCATGGAAGTTGTGACCATGCTCAATCATGTCTGAGAGAGCTGAGAACTCCTCACCTGTAAACTCATTGCTGAGGTAAGTGTCCTCGTCGTCCATGCGAAGAGGGCCTTGAGTGCGCTGACCGACCTGTGAAGGGTCAAATCTACGTGCTTCAGTCATGGTGGTGTTCTTGCTTGCGTTCTTCTCAATAGCGTCTGAGAGGAGGTCGCAACGGTAAGCGAAATCAGTACCAACGCTCTGAGGGATGCCGAGCTGAGAAGCACTCTTCTCGAAAATCTCTGCAATGTGGTCGAGAGTCGATGCGATCTTGTTTCTTTGTGACGCGGTGATGATCCTAGACATAGGGATTACTCCTGTGGGAATGGTGTTTTACTAAAAGGGGCTTTAATAGAAGATAAAACGAGACTTCATTTTCTCTCTGCTAATACCTCTTCGGCGCTTGGGTGTGAGTCGTAAAAGAGTTTCGGCTCTCTTTCACGAAGAGCCTTGTTTAAAGCTCGTCTTTGCTCAGAAGATAGCCATGTTGCTTTTTCTTTGAGCTCCTCAAGCATCTTCAATTGTATACTCTTAAAGTCTTTAAGTTGCGACCTTGTTAGAGGCTTAATCTTAGACTTCGTTAAAGTTTTACTTTTAGACTTTGCTGGTTTACTCGAAGACGAAGAGGAGCTTTGAGACTTCGACTTAGTGCTTCCCTTTCCAGTAGTCTTCTTCCCCTGCATGATTTTTTCCATCTCATTGTAAACCTTTAAACACTCTTCGAGCATCCCTGAGGCGGCGGCTTTCTT